CACATGTAGACTGCTATTCATTGGTCAATATGGAGAATAACCCGCAATGTCAGTTCAAGGGGACATTAAATAAGGTTTAATTCATTGAAATAAAAGGATTTATTTCAAAGCACGTCCACATATTGACCATTTCGAGATTTAAAGACAAAAAAGCCCCGCATTTAACTTTACGGGGCTTTTTCGTTTTTCAGTATTCACCTACATCAGGAAGGTTTGCTGACCGTGCGAGGTTGGGTGAGGCATCACTGCGTTGATATGTCCCGGCTTCATAATTGAGCCGTCGAATGATTCCATTGTCTTAAACGTATGCCCGCAATTGATGTTTTGACACTGGTTATAACGCTCTTTAGTATTTTCGCTCAGATAACGACTTGAACGCGTATGTGCAGCATATTTGCAGATTGGACAATGGAACATGATTACCACCTCAATGACTCTCTGTAAGATGCGTTGATTTTAACCATTAAATTCATTTAAAACAAATAGTTAAGTCTTTAATTTAATCTTCCCCTTCCGTTTCATACTCCACATCTGAAAGCTTCACCTCAAGGTCTAAGGTCGTCGTGTAGCCACTATTACTGAGTGAGTGAACCACCTTAGTGATTATCCACGCCTGCTCGTCTATGACGCGCTTAAACCCTTTAACCGCTATTGGCGTTTCTGGATATAAATCTGCCCGCCCGAGCGCCAGAGTGATAGAAAACTCAGCCACCCCGCGCTGTAATTTGTCCCACTTCGCCGCCGCTGCGCGCATGGCCTGCGCTTTGCTGGCGTAGATGGTGGTCAGTGCAAACACGTTATCCGCTTCACCGGCCATGTATTCACCTTCTTTGGCTTCGGGTGTTTTGACTGCCGCTGCCTTGGCTTTAACCGGTTTCGCTTTGGGATGTTGCAGTGCGCGCAGTTGTTTAAACTTCGGCTTTCGCTGGATTTTGACCTTTTGCTTTTTCGGCTTGGGGTCTTTGGTGTGCAACCATTTGGCCGTTACGCCTGTATATGCGCCCCGGTCAGCAATGGCGAACTGATGCCGGTCGCCGTCGGCGCGCTCAATCGTCATGGCCGGTATGGGCTTGCCGCTGGCGGTGGTGCCGCTTCCCGCTTTTAGGAACAGTAAATTACCGGCCTTCACCGACACATCAGCTCCGTTGCGCGTGGCCAGACGGGTTAAAAACTTGGCGTCAGACTCCTGAGACTGGTCGATGTGCGCAATGCTGATAGTGGATAGTTGCGTGGCCACGCTGGCGGTCAGCTTATTGCGCGCTGCGATTTGCTCAACCACCTGACCGAGCGTGGTGTCATGGTAAGACATCTCACGGCGTGAATTGAGCGTACCGCGAAAGTCAGCACTGCGCGCCCGGATGGTCAGCGTATCCGGCGCGCCCCGGTGCTCAATCTCATCGACCGTGAAATCCCCTTTACCCAGCAGCGCGGAGCCTTGCCAACCCAAGAACAGGGAAAGCACCGCGCCGCGCGGGGGCATACTGACCAGCCCGTCGGTGTCATCAAGTTCGATATCAAGCTGGTCAGCCTCAAAACCCCGATTATCCGTCAATGTCAGCGATAACAGCCGGGCGCTGATGTCCTGCGTAATATCATTACCCGCCTGCGTCAGCATAAATGCCGGTGCCATGGTTGCCCCGGCGTCGAGCGTCAACCCTGTAATCATGACAGCAATCCCTGCATGGCCGTACTGGCCTTATTCAGCAGGCCGTCAGCCTGCGTCTGCAAATCACCAAACATGGCGGTCAGGGACTCATCCACGCGGGTGAGCGTCAGCGTAAACTCAATGCTGCGCGCGCTGCCATCGGCAAAGAATTCCGTTCGGGTTTCACTGAGACTTTCCACCACAAACATGCCATAGATGGTGCCGGAGCCCTCCAGCAGCGGCCACGCCTTGCCCTCATCGGCCATCAGATTGAGCACCAACAGGGACATACGTCCGCCGGTGATTTCCGGCATCAGCACGCCGGATAGCGTAATTTTCTCCTCATTCACGCCGAGAAATTGCAGCGCGGGACGCTGGCCAACGCGGCTATTTGACGGCCAGCGGTAATCAACATTGCGTTGCAGGCTCTGATAAGGGACGGTCTGAAGCTGAAAGACAAATAATCCGAGCGTTAACATCATGCGTAAAATCCCCTTAATCGTGATCCATGCGAGAGCGAGACTCTGCGCGGCGCTGACGTTCGCGGGCGTCCAGCGCGTCAATAACCTGACGACTGGTATCCTGCGAGCCCATGCCAGTACCGACAGAAATCTGATAACTATTTTTGCTGTTGTCGGTGTAAGAACGCCCACCACCCGCCGACACCGGCACGTAGCCGTAACTAAATCCAAAATTACCGCCCGGCGGCTGATACTCCGCCGCATTACCGGCATCAGATTTTGAACGCTGCTCCGCTTTATCAGCGTTTTTGTCGAGGTCGTCAGACTCTTTCTTCACTACGCCGAGTTTTTCCAGCAGCCAAACAACACCGCGACGCAGCTTATTGGCCACCTGCAATGGCGCGGTAAGAGCATTTGCCACAGCATGACCAAACGACACCCCCGCATCTTTACAACTATCGAGGGTTTCCTTGGTTGATTTCACGGGTTGAATCAGGTCTTTAAACCACTGCCACACGACCTTGAGTTTATCCCCAAGCCATTCAAAGACCGGCTTCAACGGCGCAAACATCTCTTTCACCGGCTCAAACGCAATACCCAACCCTTCTATCACCCCGCTGAAAAAGGCGCTGATAGGCTCCCAGTATTTACGGATGAGCAGAGCCGCAGCGACAAACAGCGCGCCGATGGCCAACACCGGCCAGGTTATTGCCCCCAGTGCAGTAACAATGGCCGTTCCCGCCGCGCTAAATATCACCCCGAGCGTACCGGCGACGGCGATAATCGCATTGATGCCCGCAATCACCGGCCACGCAATAAGCCCAATGCCGCCAAGCACACCGATGATAGCCAGCGCACCGGAGACCACAGCAAAAAGTGTTTTCGTCAGCTCTGGATTGGCTTTCGTCCATGCCCCGATTTTCCCTAACCAGTCGGTGGCCGAGGTGGTCAGGCGGCGCAGGGTCTTATCCTGTTTCTCAAAGACCTCAATCTGTAAATCTTCCCATGCCGAGGCGAGGTTTTTTAAATCGCCGTCGAGGTTGTCGGTTTGGACTTTGGCGATACGCTCCGTTGTGCCGGCAGAGTCTTTAATTGCTCCTTGCTTCTCGGCAAGGTTGCCGTTGCCCGCAGCGGCAACAAGCTTAACCGCGCCCTTCATGGCCTCTTCACCAAAAATAACTTTCAGGTATTCAGCCTGCTGCGCGGTGCCGAGTTTGTTCTTTTTAAAAGACCGGTCAATCGACTGGAGGATCCCCACAAAAGGCAGCATGTTGCCTTTTGTGTCTCGGGTTTTAATACCCAGCTCATTGAGCGCCGCCGGAGCCTGACCGATGGGGGCTTGCAGGCGGCTGAAAATAGCGCTTGCTCCTGTACCGGCCATCGACCCCTTAATCCCGTTATCCGCCATCACGCCGAGCATGGCCGTCGTGTCTTCGATGCTGGCACCCGCCGCCTCAGCAATGGGCGCCACATATTTCATCGCTTCGCCAAGCTCAATCAGCCCGGTATTTGACGAGGTAAACCCCTTGGTCATCACGTCCGCTACGCGCTGAATTTCCGTGGTCGGCAGGTTAAACGCCGATTGCATATTGGTGATGATGTCGGCGGCTTCGGCGATATCCACATCTGCCGCAAGGCTCAGGTTAACGGTGGATCCCGTTGCGGCCAGTACCGAATCGGCGTCATAGCCCGAGCGGGCAAGCGTGGTCTGCGTGCGGGCAACGTCGCCCGGAGAAAACGCCGTTGTCGCGCCGATATCACGCGCCTGCTTACGAATTTGGCCAAGTTTCTCATCGCCCTTATCAAGGCCAAGAATGGCCTGCGTGCCTGACATCTGTTTATCAAAACCAATGCCCGGCGCAATAAACCGGGCTTCCCCATACAGTCCGGCAGCGGCCACACCGACGCCAGCCGTGCCCGCCCCGCGCGCTCCGGCAGCTAACTGCTTGCCGGAGTCATAGCGCTTTTTTACCGTACCGAGTCTGGCCTGCTGCGCACTGACACGGGCGAGCGCATCACGCTGACGGTTGAGCTGTGCCGTCGTCTCACTGACGGAGGTTTTCAGGCGGCGCTCATCGGCTGACAGCGTGCGCGTATTAATCCCGGCCTGCGCCAGTTCCTGACGCTGACGCTGCACCGATTGCCGCAGTCCGTTGTATTTAATTTGCAGGTCAGACGCGGCGCGCCTGGCATCTTCCAGCGCCTTGGCCTGCGCCCGCGTTGGATTGGTGGTGTTTTTAAACTGGACAGCCAGCGCGGCGGCTTCCTGTTTTGCATTTTTAAGAGACTGGCCGGTAACGGCAAGCTGACCGCTCGTTTTACGAAAGCCCTCAATACGCCCGGCTTGGGCGTTCAGGGATTTGAGGGAGTTTTGGGTATTTCGGATATCCCCGGACAGCGACTTACTCGCTGTCTGGATGGATTTAAACGGGCGACTTGCTTGGTCAACGGCCTTGAGCAGAACCTGCAACTTAACGTTACTCATTGGCGTGTCCACTTCGTTCGATTGCCTTTGCGCGCCATTGTGCGAGCTCGGCGGGGCTCATCGGATAGAGCTCTGACGGTGGCCAGTGAAAGACCACCGCCACGTCAGCCATCAGGTCATCTACCCCAAAGCGGGGCGGGAACGTCAGTGTTCCGAATTCGGCGATAAAAAACCAATCACCTTGCCAGCCAGCGCCACAAGGTCTGGCAGCTCCAGCGCGTTACACTCTTCTTTTGTCAGGCTCGGGTAAGTGATGCGCGGCAGTACCACCAGCAGCGCATCAACCTGCGCATTAGCCACGTCAGCCAAACCGACGCCGCGCAATGCTCCGGCAGTGGGACGGATAACCGTCACCGAATCAATTAGGGTTTCGCCGCGCTTGATGGGTTTATCCAGCGTCACGACGTTGGTGTTTTCGTCGGCGGTAGTCAGGTCTTTATTGCTCATCGGATTATCTCCACGTCAGGTTATGGGCGTGGCCAGCGGTTACAGGCCACGTGGTGATTACAGGCCGATATTGCGGCGGTGTTTTTCCAGCATGTCAGTACCGTTGACCATCTCGACCATGTTCACGGTGTCGATTTCAATCAGCGTACTTCCATCAATCACCAGCTTGTAATACGTGCACTGCGTGGTGATTTTGCTTTCTGTGTCTTCCCCCTGTTTCATGTCGCCGGTGTCGATTTCTTTATGACGCCCGCGCATAACAATCTCCACGGCGGAGACGTCGCCGGTGTCGTCGCGCTGGAAAGACCCAGCAAAACGCAGCGGGACATCCGCCGCACCGGCGGTGGCATACTGCGCCCACAAGGTGGCGTCCGGGAGCCCGCCCATTGACCACTCAACGGTCAGCGCGTCGTCGTCCAGACCAAAATCCACCGGCGCGGAGCCGTTCATACCGCCGCCGCGATAGTTCTCAAGCTTGCGGGTCAGTTTGGGCAGCGTGACCGACTGCACCACGCCCATATAGCTCAGGCCGTCGTTAAACAGGTTGAGGTATTTCAGTTTGCGAGGAAGTGCCATTGTGATTGCCCTTAGCTGTTGACGGATGCGGCCAGATTAACGAGGTAGGTGTCCGTGATACGCTGACGCAGAGTCAGGCTCTCCAGAGGCGGCACCGGCGTGTAGTCATAATCGATATAAAGTTTCCCGGCTTTCAGGGTCTCTTTATCGTTGGCGGATTCATCAAACCAGCAATTGCCGTCAATGATGTAGCCATTGGATTTGAGCTCACGGAATTTGGCGTTGATGCCGTCGATGATGTCGCGGATAAGCGAGGCGGTCATCGGTTTATCCACCGCCCACATGTGCGCTTCGGCCATCGTGTCTGCCAGCACCTGCGCGGTGCGGGTATAGTTCTCAAACAGGAATAACGGGTCATCAGAACAGGTGCGGTTACCCCAAAAACGGAAGCCGTCTTTGCGCACCAGCGTGGTGACACCAGCCTCATTGAGCAGGTCTGCATCGGTGCCGGACGCCTGCAAATCCCAGAACACTGAGGCGCTGATACCGGTCACGCCGTTGACGCCAACGTTAGACAGGGTTTTATGCCAGCCGGTGTCTTGGTCAATTTTGGCGCGCAACCCCAGCGCGCGTGCAGTCGCGTAGGCGGTGGTGCTGGCGTTCGCCGTGGTATCCCACGCGATAAAGTCCGGCCAAATCAGCATCAGCTCACGCTGGCTGAAATTGTCACGGTATTTGATGGCATCAGAAAGGGTTTTACATTCCCACGCGCTGATGTAACCAAACGCGCGCAGCGACTGGCAGACCGACGCCAGCGCCGTGGCCACTTCCTGAGAGTCCAGACCCGGCACACCCAAAATACGCGGTTTCACGCCGGTGACCGCCTCGGCAGTAAGCAACGCTTTCATGCCGGTGTATTGGCCGCTGGCATCCGCACCGCCGAGAATGTTAGACAGCGTCTCGGCACTGGCTTTCTCTTCGTCTTCATCCTCGGACTCAGCAACACGCACAATCACAGTCACCGGTTTGCACTGGTCACCAATGGCTGAAAGCGCCGCCAACAGCGTACCGGTTTTACCGGCTTTGCCCTGCGCGGCGATCACATCGGTAATTAACACCGGCGTGTTCAGCGGAAAGACTTTTTCATCAGCATCATTGGCCGTGCAAACCATGCCAATAATGGCCGTGGATACGGTGGTAATGACGCGCGTTCCGTCGTTAATTTCGACGACCTGCACGCCGTGGTGAAAATCACTCATCGGGTTAACTCCGTTAAAATAGGCAAGGTAATTTTGTTGTTTAACGGCAGTCAGGGCGAGCGGTGAGCGTTGGGAGGCGGGCTGTACAACAGGCGAAAAAAAAGCCCCTTGCGGGGCGATGGGTCAGGCGGGTAATTGCGGCCAGTCGATATTGGGCGCGGTAGATAAATCCAGCCGATTAAGGGCTATGCGGTATGTCTTCCAAACTTTCAACTCCGCAACACCCGCCTCCGTACTGAGATCCAAATCTATTTCATCCTGCAATATATTGATGCGGGTTGTCGCTTCAGAAATTTTGGACGCGGCGATAGTTTTCGCGGCTTCGGGTGTGAGTTCGACGACCCTTGGCACTCCCTGAATCACTTCACCATCAATGTATTGGGAGTCCTGACCGATAGACTCAAATACATCAGCAGATAACATCAGAAGCCCCTGCTGAGTCTAGATTTCCGCCTCCGCTGCGGTAAATGCAATCATCATGCTATCGACGTAATTGTTCTTATCCACGTCAATGAAATAACGCGTTTCGTAAACAGGCGACTCAATATCGATATCCGGTTCTATATTTTCATTCATGATTTACTCACCAAATTGCTAATAAATTAACGTTTAAAGCGGCATTGCCGGAGTTATAAATATTCGCACCACTGTTAGAGGCACCGTTGAACCACGCTTTCAGCTCCCCGTTGAACGTCGAAATAAACAAAGCCGGAGTGCCGGAAAATCCGGCGGGGAATGTCCACGTTGTTGTCGTATTGGCGGGTAAAGATAAGTTTTGTCTACACCACTGTGGGCCATTGGGTAGCTTAACCCATGCCCCATTCCCATTACTGCCAGACTGGAATTGGTCAAGACGTACCGCGTGCCCCCATGACATGGCCTGCGCGACATCAAACGTCTGCACCGTAGAACCCGCAAGCAATGCCCTTTTCGCCGCGGCGGCATTGAGCTGTGCGAGATTGACGGCATGCCCATTAGCCGTAGCGGCAGCGCCAATCACTGGACCGGTACAGAAGAAAGTCCCATCATTTCGATGATTAAAATACCCTTCATTTCCGCCACCAAACACATGAAAGTTTAGGGAGTGGTAATTCCCCGTACTTTCATAATGGTACACATCAACTTTAGCGTCAGAGCTTGACCTGCCATTAATGCGCGTCCAGTTAGTCTGGTAGTCATTGCCGGATGCATAGTTACCGTCTTTGGTCATCCAGTCAGAGCCAGTCACCGCCAGATAGGGGGTGCTCACCCCGTCACCGCCAACCGTGCCACCCTTAGCTGGAAAGGCACCCACACCCTCAGCGGTAATGCTGATGTCTTTCGTACCGTCAAAATCAACACCGGCAATTTTACGCGTCGTGGCAAGCTTGGTCGCTGCGACAGCCGTTCCGGCAGCAGGTAAAGCTCCGACACCGGCGGCGGTAATACTGATGTCTTTCGTACCATCAAAGTCTACACCGGCAATTTTACGCGTCGTGGCAAGCTTGGTCGCTGCGACAGCCGTTCCGGCAGCAGGTAAAGCCCCGACACCGGCGGCGGTAATGCTGATGTCTTTCGTACCATCAAAGTCTACACCCGCAATTTTTCGCGCTGTAGCCAGTTTATCCGCCGCGACGGCAGTACCGCTTGATGGTAGCGCCCCGACGCCCTCCGGTGAGATAGCAATATCCTCTGTTCCATCAAATGCTACACCGGCAATCTTGCGGGGATTAGCTAGCTTGTTCGCTGCGACGGCAGTCCCGCCGGACGGTAATCGCCCATTGGCATTATCATTGGCGGCTTTCACCGCTTTCGGCGTAGCTGCCAGCACCTCACTGGTACTGCTGACCGAGCTGCTCAGTTGGACAAACCCCTTTGCCGTCAGCGTGCCGTCGGGGTGGTTACGCGATTTTTCATGTGCCGATAATTTTTCGTCTACATAATCTTGCGTGGCCATCACCGTAGAGCCGTCAATGTTCAGTGCGACGGAGTCAATTTCACTGACGATAATCACCATGCGCAGCGTCTGTAAACGGCCTGACCCTTCGGCTAATTCCGGCTTATAGCTTTCAGCCATATTACTGACGGCAATCAGCACGCCGTCAGCATCATAAAGCCCCATCTCCCGCATCCAGAAGCCGCCGATTTCCGACTGGATCACCAGCTCGGCTACCAGATAGTTACTGTTCTTTGCGTCAATACTCAGTCGGTTGAGGTTCGCGCGATACACCTCATTAATCAGCTTGGTCTGTTTTGCGTCCGGGGTCGGGAGCTTTCCGCCCCCATCCCCGACGGCCATCTGTGTGATTATGACCTGCGTCCCGCCTGCCGTCGCGGCGGCAATTTTGGCCGCACCGGCGGTGGTCAGTAATGCTTTATACGTTGCCATGAAATGTCCTCTGATTAGCCCGGATAAACGGTGATAACGTCGCCTTCATAAGAAAGCGCACCGATAAAAATATGGCCGGGGATGTCCTGAATGATGGTCAGCGTTTCAAGGTGGCGGCTGGCCGGTTTGGCATCCGCAATAAGCCGCTCCATCTCCTGATACATTTCCTCGGTGATACCGCTCTCCAGCACACCGATATCAAGCCGAAACGTACCCGGCGGGCTGTTAGTCTCCCACCACTCAGAGATTTTAAGGACGTACCCCAGCGGCTCGACCACACGGCGGATCGCGCTGATGGTGCCTTTGTGGCTGTGAATAAAATAAGCCGATTGAATAACGCCGCGCTTGGTGGCTTCCGGCCATTTCTCATCCCACCGGTCAACCGAAAACGCCCATGCCAGATAGGGTAAGAACTTCGCCGGGCAGGTCTGCGGGTTCCATAAATCACGCAGCGGCACCCGGACGGCGGTCAGCTCGGCGCAAGCCGCAGCAGCGGCGACCTCCAGCGGCGATGAACCGACGGGTAAGAGTCGTGCATTACTCATCGGTGCCCCCGATTGTGATTGAGGATGCAGTGCAATATGAAGCCTGCGTGTCATCCAGCACGATATCGGCCAGCGGCTGCGTGAGCTCGACACGCTGAACACCTTCAACGTGCAGCGCGGCATAGATAGCCGAGAGGCGAATATCGCGCCCCAGCCTGTGCTGTGCCAGCGTATAGGCGTTGAGCTTATCCACTGCGGCCAGCCTGACGGGCTCAAGCTCCGGGCCCGGATAAACATAGAGCTCAGCGATAATCTGGTAAGGCACCACCACGGCGGATTGCACGGTCACCCGGTCAGCCACCGGGCGAACGTCTTCGGCATTGAGCGCGGTATTGACGATAGCAATAAGCTCAGCGCTGGCCGTGCCGTCACCCTCGCGAGAAAGTACGGAAATCGTCACGCTGGCCGGTGTCGGGCTAATCACTGACACATCCGCCACCCGGCCATCAGCACTGCGGCCATGAAACTGATAAGCGCCGGTTGACCCGGCCACGCTTAGCCCCTCGAAAGCCTGCTGAATGCGCACCCGAAAATCAGCGTCGCTTTCCAGCACCTCAACCACCGGCGGCAATACAGAATCATCAGCCTCAGTGATAACCAAGCGGCTGACGTTATAGTTTCCACCGAGTTGGTCAAGGTCACTCCCCGTCGCGTAGGCCAGCATATTGGCGCGCGCCGCTTCATTGACGCGCTGACGCAAAATCACCTCACGGTAAGCGTTCTCCTGCAACAGTTTGACGATAGGCTCAGATTCCAGCGCTAAGGTACGCGCGACGGCTTCGCGCTCGCTCTCGTCATACAAAGAGAGCAGCGTCGCTTTTCTCTCAGCAAGCAGGGTTTCATAGTCCAGTTCCTCCACCACATCCGGGGCGGGGAGCAGGCTTAAATCAATTGTGGCCATAGCGTTAACTCAGTTGGATGGAAGAAGAAAAGCCGCCGGGGGAGTCCGTGCGATTACCGGAAATGTTGACCACCATTTCCCCGCTATACGTTGTGTCAAAAGTGATGCCGGACAGGCTGATACGGGGCTCCCAGCGGAGGATCGCCGAATAACACGCCGCCATGATTTGCAGCCGCAGCGCTGCGTTTTGTGGCTGGTCGGTCAGCGCGGAAAGCAACGACCCATAATTTCGACGCATCACCCTCGAACCTATCGGCGTGCGCAAAATGTCACTGACCGACTGGTTAATGTGCGCCATGTCTTCAACTGCACGCCCTGACAGGCGAGACATGCCGAGGTATTTCGCGTTAGTCATTGTTTAATTACCTGCGGTCAGTTGGGTTTGCCGGTGTTACCACCGCCAGTCTGGACACCGCCATGAGTATGCGTGTCAACCTGTACACCGTTGGACGTGAACGCGCCGCCGGTGTGTGTAATATTGCCTTTCATCGCTCCGCCTTTTTGCACCTCTAATGAGCCAGTGGTCAGCTTGTTGGTACAGACGACCTCTGGCGTATCAAGCGTGATTTTGGTACTGGCTGTGACGATGACATTTGGCGCGGTGGCATTGATTGACGTTGCAGCGGAAATCTCAGCGGTTTGAATACCGCTTACCGTCAGAGCGCCGTTTTCCGGCTCATACTCCAGCACGGCACCATCGGGGAAAGTGACGTGATACGCCTGCGGTGATGCTGACGGCGCGGGGAAGTCACCGGAATAAATGCCCGGCAGCACAAACCCGGTATCGAGCTCACCACCAAGTGATAAAAGCAGAACCTGCTCTCCCATGGAGGGAGCCCACCACGTCCGGGCGCTACCGGCGCGAGGCGTCAGCCAGTGCAACCAGTCAGTGAGAAGCTCACCGGTCTGGACACGGCAGACACCCAACGTTGTATTCACTTCGGCAACCACGCCAATGCGGATAATGTCGCGCACGGCGCGGGCAAGTTCGGAGAGAGTTTCGAGTGTTTTCATACTGGAAAGGATGCCGTCAGAGAGATCTGTCAGCAATGCAGGATTGCTATTTGACAGGCAGCACA